TGGAGTGCATGGGATACTAGCAGGTCGGTCAGCATATACGTGCGCTTATCTTGAGTAAAGGTTCGCAACATCCCCCCTGGTAACTTCCACCCTGCACGAAGCTCTAACCAGGCTTCGAGGCAAGGTGTAAGATGTGGCGGTTCGGATTCTGCGCTGAGCCATGGTTCCCATTTCCGTCTAAAAGCCTGGAAATCCCTCACTCTGGCCGAAACCATTGTTCGAGAAATCTCAGCAATGTAGAGGTCAACGGTAGTAGGACCCAGGTAGAACCCTCCCTTTAGGGCTTCTATTATGCCATTGAGATGCCACCTGGCATCCTCAAAATGGCGTAAGAGAGAAGCACTCTCGGCGCGGACCTCCGTCCACACACGCTTCGCGATATTCCTTTCAAGAGTATCGCGTAGTTCGCTAGAGAAAGTCAGAACTACTGGACTTAACAGTCCTAGCCATGACACAACATTCTCTATGTACATTTCAGAACGGCCATCGAATGGTCGGACTGGATTGTGCAGAAACCAGCGTACGAAACGCGTGTTCCACTCCGGAACTAACCCCGTTAGTTCTGGAACAATTGTTCCCCACTGAGGTACAGAGAGTACCCTTCGTGCGAAGTTATGGAAGAGTTTGGGGTCTAACCCAAGTCTATGGCATACACGGCGTGACAGTTCGGCACGAGCTTCCCAGGTATTAGCCTGGAGGACCTCCTTAAGGGAGATCGGAGAAACGTTCTCTCGACCTATTAAGGTTTGAGAGGCGAAGTTCATTAATCCGGTCTTCGAGACTAAGCTTTTCGCCAGGCCCACTTTGATACCGAACTGCGCACAAACCTCCAGATATGCCTCAGCTACTTTTGGGTCTGCGATGACTATGTCATCACCCAAGACGAGATACAACAGAAACCAGTCCGTGTACCCCGCTTTTGCCGCTGCATACTGAACTAGCGCGTGGTGAACCAATGCCAGGGCAGCCCAGGAACTGTAAGCTCCCATTGGCTGACCCCTTCCATAGCGTACATATGGTGAGCCCCGAGTTCGTACTAACTCATCCACCACGTCACGTGGGGCGAGGAAGCGTCGATCCGAGATCAAACTGCACCACAGGGATGCGAGAGGTCGCCCTAGGAGGGCACCAAGGACTTCCACATACAGTTCGCGCGGAATCAAATCAGTCGCCGACTTCAGGTCATACGAAAAGATTTCCATATGCCCTTGGGCGGCAAACCAATCGACTGCGGATTGCTGATCAAATGTCGCATCATTACTGAGGCGCTCCAGCAACTCCTTCCCCTTTCGGGTACGAAGCGCCTTCGGCGTGCCCACTTCCAAGCTCTTCGGATCCATATAAAATTTACCGTCGTATAAATCTATACGTAAACCTTGGGGTACGGTCCCCTTTAAAATGGAGAAGATATACTTGTGTAGTGGGTAGAGGGCCATTTGTGTGAAATAGTCACATATGGCTATGACCCGTACTTTCCCCGCAGCCTCGTAGAGGCTATGCAGTCGTCCAGTACAAGGTACCGGTCGGCCGGTTAAGGGGTTAGGTGGCAGTTTTGTCATCCTTCTGTAATGCAAACCTTTCAGGTTTGCCAGAATGTCATGACTCTTTCCGCCGAACGTGTACTCAACATACTTATCGTATGCTTCCTGAAGATGCCAAGTTGGTAGGGACCTGCTTAGTGCTGCTTTCAGGCGCCCCGAAGGGAGCGCCTCGATTTCTGCACTTAGCTTCACATTTGCCTGGGAGAAGGAATTAACTTCCTCCCCTCCGCGGATCCAATCCGCATCAGCATTTGTACTAGCATCATTGAACAATTTGATAGCTAGCTGGTCATCCACCATCTCGAACCACTCCATGACCCAGTTACGCGGAGCGATAGTCCAGGCCACGGCATCGAGTGATATGGATGCAAGGGACAACGGCATGTTTGCACCTGCTGAGACAACCGGTAGACCAAAAGCGGATTCATACTTCCAGGGTGGAAGTGGTCCGAATTGGCGTTCCCAGCGGTCCCATAGGTCATTCTGCCCC